TGTTGCGCCTAACTTGAGGTTAAGCGCAGAGCCTGAAATGTTGTTTGAGCCACCAGAGACTGTAATTAAGTAGTTCTCATAATCGGTACTGAAAGCACCAGTGACGGGAACGCTTGATACGCCTGTACCGATCGTTTGTGTTTTGACAAGCCACATGCCGACAGCGTTCATTTGTGCAGCTGTCAGGACTGCGCCTGAACTGAAATCTGGTGGTGTAGCCATAATGTTTCTCCTTTACCAACCGAGGCGGCTGGTGTTCAAAATACCGTATACAGAACTGTTAAACGTGAACATGTCATAAATAACAGAAGGTGTTAAAAAGACATTCCAAATGCTTTGCTTAGGAACAGCAGACATAGTGGCACCTTCTACAACCATTCGACGGGTCACATTTCCCACACCTGGTTCTTTATAAGTAATGTTCAAACATTTACCCATAACACTTTCAATGCCGTTTAACCATGTGGTCATTTGGGCCGATGTCTGGGCGCTATCACTAAAAATTAAATCAAAATATGGTTCGTCATCTTGAGTAAAAACGGCTTTGTAAAAATCTGTTTGCGCCTGTTGCTGTACTGCCTGTTCAAACAAAACTTGCCGATTGTATAAACGTGGATATTGAGAATTGTCTGCAGCTGAAGTTTCGCCAACATCAGTGGAAGTTAGTCGAACGTCGTTTGGGTAATTTGTGTTGGGGTATTTGCGGTTTAAATCTGAGTACACAAGGCCCGTGGTGTTGCTTAAAGTAAAATTGCTACTTGAGGTTTCAGGGGCAGCCGATTCTCTAAATTCTATGGTTTGCCCGTTGTAATAGTAAAAACTGTTTTCGGTTGCAAGAATTGCGCCAATGCGTTCACCAACAGTTGTTAAGGCAAATACGTCGCTAATTATTGCCCTGCCAGGTGGATTTGTTGCAGGTATGTTTGGCGGATAAAAACCAATTTCGGTCATGAGTTCTACAGCCTGGTCAATGCTGTTGTTAGTTCCTGAAATTACGTTGTCATTTCCAAAAGCAGAATATATTTGTCCTAAAGCGTCACGGGCCGTAATCGTGGCCGTGTTTGCATTTGCCGCAATGTTGTCTTGGAAAGTTACTTCAACAGCATAAAAAGTCAATGTTTTAACGCTTAGGTCATTGCCGATAGTAATGATGTCGCCTTGCCTGATACCAGCGGCTTGCCCAGTGTTATTTCTCACTGTGATTGTGCAATTGTTGCCGTTCCAAGTATCAAATATGGAAGACCTGCCAACGCCAAAACTTAGTGATTGCGTTATTGAAGTGAACGAAGTCGCCCCAATAGTGCAAGTCCAGTTAATAGCAACCATGGTTAACCAATCGCATTTGCTGGTAGTCGGTTATTGCTTCTTACATATTGTTGTAGAGCTGCTACCACAGCGTTTGGGTCTGCACTAGTTACATTGACTGTAATACCGCCACCGCCACCACCAAAGCCCATACTGCCCAACTTCGACAACGGGATAACCGCTTCAGGGCCGTTGCCTTCACCAATCATTGCCAGGGTCGGACTGGTGACTATGCCACCTTCAGCTAGTCGAGGTAATTTGACTGATGGAATTTCGCCAAAGTTGACCCACGGGCCAGCGGCTTTATCAATACCGTCAAGAATTGTGTTTAGCCCTTTAATAGCAAAGTTCAAGCCGCCTTCAAGTGTTGCAATTACTGCGTTGATAACACCTTTAAAAGCGCCGCCAATACCGTCAAAGATTGCTTTTCCAAGGTTTGCTAATTCGCCAAAACCTGTTTTTACTGCGTCAAACACAAATTTGACAACACCCCACCAAATTAAAAAGCCTGCTTTAATACCGTCAATGGCTTTGCCAAAAATGTCAAACTTCATTTGTAAAGCAACCAAAGCGGCAATGACAGCAAGAATGACAATGGCACCAGTAGCAACCCATAAAGCGCTAAATGATGTCGCCATAACAGCGTTAATTGCGGCGGTTACAGCGCCAACGGCGGCCCATGCGGCTAAAGCGCCATTGATAACAAATACGGCGGCGGCAAGTGTTCCAATGACAGCGCCCAGAGTTACAACCAACGGCACATTGTTACTAATCCAAGTACCAATTTTGGTGAACGCTGGTAGCAACTTTTCAACTATTGGCATGACAGCGGCGCCAACGGACTCTTTAAATTCGCCCATTTGGATACCAAAAGATTTCATTTTGCCTGAAGCAGTGTTGGCTGAAGTCGAAGCGGCACCTTTAAACGTGTCGCCCAATGCGGCAAAAACTTCATCGGTTGTAGCGCCGTTTTCAATCAAACCAGCCAGGGCTGGGTCAAGTTTCTTTAGTGGCCCTAGTTGCCCGTTAAATGCTTTTGACAGGGCGTCAGAGACAGCGCCCAAGTCTTTGCCTGTACCGGCAGAAATGTCTAGCGCCAGGTTAAGTAAGTTTTGAGCTTCAGTGACGTCACCAGTACCACGCACAAGTTTGTCCATTGCTGGCCGTAACTCATCATCAGAAACAGCAGCTGCAATACTGGTTTTAGTAATGAACTTTTCAACACTGGCTATTTGGGCGTCAGTGGCACCCGTAGTGTTTTTAAGGCTTTTTGCTAGCAGTTGGGCGGCCTTGTCATCTTCCATGAACGCTTTAACAGCGTCACCGCCAAAATCGGCTAACACGCCTAATGCGGCAGCTGCAGGGGCAGCGGCTTTGCCGATAGCAAACTGGGCTTTTTGTCCTGCGGTTTCTAGTTTCTGAAACTCTCGTATAGCACGGTCGGTGCCTTTACTGTCAAAATCTGAAATTACGGGAATGGAAATAGCCATTAGATCACCTTCAGATTCTTATTGACTTCAGCCATTACGCCGTCAACTACCTTTTGAACTTCGGTTGTCAGGTCAGAGATTCTTGCCTCGAATACTGGCCAGATCACACGGCTGGCAGAACGCCCAAATTTGTTACTAAAAGCGTTGCCCAACGGGTTGACATTGGCACGGCCAGCAATGTCAAAAATGGCGGCGGCAGGGTTTTTTTGCATAACCGAAAAGGCGGCACCACGCTTTTTGCTATTGACACGCACACCCACACCACGAACAGCCTTTGAAGCTGACAACGGGAAAACCTGACGGCCACCAGGCGACCAATTGCGTTTGGTGCCACTAGGAAATTTAGAATCGTCATACTGGCTTTGCATAGCGTCAGTCATCGGTTTAGCAATCTGTTTCATGTTTGCCACATACGCTTTGCGGTAGCCAGGCTCTACCTGATTCAAGTACTTAACAGCGTCTTTGACACCATTAACTTGAATCGTCAAATCGGTTGCCATGGCTATTTTCTGCTTTCGTTGATTACCTTTATGACCGTCGCTAGATCATTAGTATCAAACTCTACTTGGTGAGGCCAGTACCCTGTCGCTACTAAAACTTGTGCTAGTGCGTGTCTGTAGGTACTGGCACGGTAGGGCGCTCAGGCTCATTGTCGACTACTTCTAAAAGCACCAGGCGCTTAATGAAATCGTCAAGCACTACCGGCACAGTCACGTTGTGTTGTTGGCATGCCTGGTGTGCAAGATACGCCAAATCTTCAATGCCAATACCGTTGGCCATGTCGCTGGCTTTACGCTTAAATTTGCGTTCCCACGAAACAATGGTGAAAAGGTTGGTGCTTACTTCGACTGGGCCTTCACCCTGGTCGACTCTAAGTGTTAGTTGCATGTCGGGCCTTTGCTGTTGGGGTTGCTAGATCAAGAAACGGCGGTGGTTAAAACGCCACCCTTAAAGGTAATGCTGATAGTGCTGAGTTCGCCCATGGTGGCGTTAATGACTGGCAAGGCTTCAAGGTATGCGCCCGTCAAAGTAAAGCAAGGTTCTGTGGCGCTAGGTGCGGTCAAACCGCCGACAGTGTTTGAAACTTTTACGGTTGTGGTGGTGCCAACTAAAGCTGCAAGAGTTGCGTACGTTTCGGTGGCCGCATAGGACATGTACAAATCAAGCGTGATTTCTTGGTTGTAGAGACCAGCAACAAACACACGGCTGGTGGAACCAAACGCTGTTGATTCGAGGGCTTCAGCCATGTTGGTGACCGTGGCGGCAGTGCATTGGTCGGTCAATGAAACGCTGTTGACCATTACGCCTGGGTTTGAAAGGTATGTCGAAGTTGCCATGGGTTAATCCTTCTTTGTGTGTGCTTTAGTTTTAGCAGATTTTGGGGCTGGGCTGTCGCTAGGTATCTCATCAGATTTGATAAACCCGTGAGCTAGTAACGCTTCGATGTTTGTACCGGCACCAGGCACAAACTCTGCGCCTACTGTCCCGATTTTGTCGCTAATGATTGTGTATTTCATGGGTCAACCTGTCTGTGCTTGTACGTCTATGGATAGGTCATATGCGGCAAAAGTTTGGCCGCCAATTGGGATATAGCCAGGGCGCCCAGACTTCACGGCGACATTCTTTGCTAGCACCTGCGCACACATGCTTAAAACATTGCGTAAGCCGTCAAGATTGCCTGGCCCTAGTGTTACTACTTTTACCGAAAAATTCATGGTGACAATGTTGTAGTTGAAAGCGTCAAAACTGGGGGCGTCAATAAACACGCATGGTGGGTTGATTTTTTCAGGGTCAAAGACAACACGCATGCCAGTGATTGTGGCAAGGGTGGTTGCCAAATCGTCTATGGCTTCATTAAACAGGTCAGTGTAAACAGTCATCAGGCAACCGCTGGCCGTGGGATACCAGCCAATTGTTTAATGAGTGGCGACAGTCCCGAAACTGCAGCTGTACCCATATCGCTAAAACTTGCGAATTGGTCAATGGCGCCACGTTGTCTGTAAATCGAGCCACCCATCATTATCGTGGCAAGCTCGACATCGGCACTAGGCACGGTGGTTAAAGAATCCGTGTAGCCAGATTCCTGACGTCTGCGAAATATAAAATTTGAGGCGCTATTAGCACACTGAGTTAAAAAGGCTGTTTCGTCTACGCCTGCTAAAGCGATACCTAGCCAGGTGCCAATCTGCGTGCCTGTAATCCATGTGCAGGTTTCCGTGTAGGTCAGGGTGCCTTGTGGGATAGCGGCAGTACGGTCAAGATCGTCGCCTTCATCATAAAACAACACCTGGTTAGGTATTGGATAGTTGTAATCGAATGTCAGGTCACCAGTACTAGTTACGCCCGTGAACAGGTATTCGGGTATGGCGTAAACATTGTTTGTGCCGTTCAAACCGTGGCCTAAACCTGCAAGCGTGAACGGCAAACCCAAATTAAGTTCGGGTTCTGTCAATGTTTGAACCACAGCGTAAT